ACTTAATATCACTATAATTAAAAGTGTCTGCAAAATCTTTTATAGGAAACAATTCTCTACCTCTAACTTTAATTTTTGTTTTAGTATTTGAATTATATTTTGATTTTAAATTAGTAATTGTGACTTTAAAATTATCTACTGGCATTGCCGTTATTGAACCTGTTGGTGCAAATGAACTATCATCCCAAACCACTTCTAATGTTGGTTCATATATGGTGTGTGTTTCTTTTGAAAAGAATTTAAGTAAACCATAATCTATGGTATCTTCTTCGGTTATAAAATTATGATGAATAATGAATCCGTTATTTGGTAAAGAACCACTAACCCATCTATGGACTATGTTTGTAACATCCATTTTAATATCATCACTTTGATAATTAAATGATTGAGATGCCATTGATGCCGTATACCAAGTACCACCTTCGGCGTTTGCTGAACCCGTTGTTCCTGCAGTAAATATTGCTGTTCCTGCCGTTGTGTTATCCTGCCAACTATTTACACCATTTCTATATTTCCAACTAATACCATCCGATGTTATATTATCAAATTTAGTACCAGTCCCCATTGTCCAACTCTGAGAAACCGCATTTGCATAAATTGTATACTCCAATGGAATTTCTTCCGAACCGGCAGCTTTTAAATTTAAATAAGTTTTCCATCCACTGCCTGTTTGCAAATTTGAAACATCAAATTTAATTAATGTTCTGGCTAAATCTTTTGTAGAACCATAATAAAGTTTACCTACTTCTAATATCTCATCTCTACCTGCATTTTGTTCAGGTTGTTGTAAGTAAATACTAGCGTCAAATGATGATGTGTATAATTTATGCATTATAATGCCCTCCCTTTTATGTCTTTGTTAGGAAATTTTACTTCGAATATACATGGGTCTAAAGAAGGATAGACAATCTTACCTTTAGTTGCTTCATCCATATTGTATCTATTTGGTGAATATTCTCCGTCACCCGCACACAGGTTATGAATTTTAACCGATGGAACACTCATAACCCCTTCTATATTTGCAAGTAATAATTCTATTTCGGAAATGTTTATTGGTTTATTAAATGTCCAATTATCTATATCGAAATAAGATTGAACTTCTGCTAAACAAGATGTAAGAACTTCTCTTTTATTATAATTTGAATAAACAATTATTTCAAAATCACAACCGATGTTAACTATAAACCCATCAATCATATTAACTGCGTCGGTAATCATTCTATATTCACCTAAATAGGTTTTAAGATTTTGTTTGATTGCTTGATTTAATTGTGTTAATTTTTTATCACTATTATATCCTAAAACATACATATTAATTGCAAATGGGTTATTAACCTCTGCAATTGCACTCTTTTTTTGTGTTAAGTATTTAACTAATTCTTTTTGAATTTCTGATTTAGCCATACCTTTCATAGAATCTACTAAATTTGTAAATTCAGCTATATTGTTGGGACTTGCTAATATAGAAGCTGGTGAATTATTATCTATTTCACCATCAGGACTTACATATACTTTTGCAACACTACCATATCTAGCTGGCATTGATAATGCTCTTACAACATAATCTTGTCTGGTTACTGCTCTATTTTGAGAACCAAATGTTGCTAATGCATTTTGTCTAATTTCTTCAATACTTTCTGCACCCCTTCCACCCACTGCAGGTTCAATGTTTTCAACTGCTAATGTTGTTTTAATTTGGTTGTATATTCTCAAATTATCGTCATTCAAAGATAATAAATCTTCTTCGTATTCTAATCTGGTAATGTTGGTTAAATCACCTGTATTTATATTCGAGTTAATTCCACCGCCGACCAAATACTTCACAGTTAATGTTGTATTTGTAGGTGCAATACCAAATGTATTTGTTTTTAAAAAATTTGAAGGGTCTATTCCTTGATTTAATCTATTGATAGAATTGGCCAATCCTAATCCTACATTTTTTGTATTTGGTAATATAATTTCATCATTCATTGTGATATCACCACTACCAAATTGTAAATCCGTTGTATTATTTGCATTCAATTTTACCGAATATCTTCTAGGAACTTTTTGAACTTCTAAAATATAAGGAACTATTGAAGATGATGTATATAGTGCACCATTATATTCCATATTAGGTTGTTCAACAAATATACTTTCCTGTGCCAAATATGGAACTTCATAATATTTGTTATTATTACCATCGGTTACGGAAACTATATGAATAATATTAGTATCCGTCAATGTTATGGTTGGATAATCTACATCACCACCCATCATAAATGTAGTAGAGACCTCATTTGCAGATATAGCTTTTACTAATTTACTAATTAGATATTGTGTGGGAACTCCTGTTGCATCTCGTTCGTATACATTAATTTCTCTATCTATTTCATTTTCAAAATCTACCGAATCTGTTGTTCTAAATATAATATTGGAATTGTTATTGGATTTTATTTCCATTCCTTCCTTTACTTTTAAATAGAATTTAGAATCGGGCGCGTAATTACCAGCTGACCCCAATGATGGGACGATTTGATAAACTTTAATAGTTGTAGTTGCAGGTGATGTTAATTTTGGTTTATACCCCATTGTTTGTGCAAGTGCTATAACGTTTTTACGTTCGGTAGCATTTGCTAACATTGATTCTTTTAATTGGGTGTCTTGATAAAAGGAAAGAACATCACCAACATAAGATGCCATATCAATAAAGATGGTACCAGGTGAAGCTTCGGAAAAATCAGCATAACTATCTGGAAAATATGTTTGAGTAAAATTTACCAAATTTTGTTTAAATGCCGAAAAATCTTTACCAATATAGTTTATATCTTTACCGGTTCCCCAAGATTTATTTAAAGGTTTAATTGCCATTTTTTTATTATTCTTTTATTGTTACCTGAATACTGTCCGTTATATCAGGATTAATTACCAATGAAAATACTACATTTAAATTAATTAAATGATTATCAATATCCTTATCATCAAAATCAAAAACAATTTCTTCAATATTAACTTCAGGTATCCAATAATTAACCGCTTGTTCAATTGAGTTTTGAATTTTAGTTTCTATTTGGCCAGGAATAAATGGTTCAAATAAAACCCTATGAACATCGCAACCAAAAAGAGGATTCATAATTCTTTCACCTTTTTTTGTTAAAATAAGATTTTTAATATTTTCTGCAAGTTGTTTTTTGGTTGTATAATTTTTTTGAAATACACCATCAGCATTGGAATTAGAAAATCCAATACTTAGAGCTTTACTTTCATTTTGAACTAAGTCTTTAACGGGTATTTTACCTAAATCAATTGCCATTTATTATTTAAATCTTTTTACTAATTCACTATAATCTCTTGTCAATGCTTTTATTGTAGCATCTTGTAAACCATCACCTGTTGATTCAAATTGTTGCGGAATATTTTGAGGAATTTGAATACCCTCTCTATAATCCATTGTTTCCCAATCTTCTTCCATTGTTTGTTGTGGTTTAATCATATCTAATACACTACTACCGCCACTCTGGCCACCTTCTACTCTTTCTGCAGAAGTAAATGGTTGGGTTTGGTTTAATACTTCATTCAACATAGCATTTTTAGTAAATTCTTTTTGTGGTCTTTGTGTTTGTTGAATCGGTTGTTGTCTTTTAACCGGTGTAGAAGTAACTTCCGTCATCTCTCTCAATGATGGAGTAGATGATTTTTTTTGTGAGTTTAATGTAACTGCACCAGATTTGATAAGTTTAACAAGTTCTTCTTTTACTTGTAACTTAACTTCGTTTTTAACAACTTCTTTAATTAAAGTTAGTAAAATTTCTGATTTCATAATAATTGTTTTGTATATGTTTAGTAATAAATATCTAAAGTTAAAAAATTACCCACCTACTCTATTTATAGCATCGGTAGCTATTTGTTTAGTTGCGGTTGCCCCAGCCGATATTGCCTGTCCTGCAGCATCGATTGACCCCACTACCCCTCTTTCTTTAATTGATTCAACTGTTCCTTCTATTAATTTTCCTGCACCAAAATCAATTAAATTCTCTTTTACTTCTGCAAGTAATTCTTTAGGGTTTTGTAACATTTCTTTAAGTGGTTTACTAAATGGATTTATTACAGGTACTGCAAATGGTTTTGTTATATAACCAAACCAAGGTGTCACCATAGCTGGGATAGGTATACCTGTCAATGATGTTTTATGAAATGTTATCGTTGCTCCAACAATTGTTAATAGATGTAGATTTGCATTTACTATAAAACTAAGTAACCATTGGTCAACTGTTCCGCTTGGTAACAAAGGAACGGGTATAAAAACTCCAGGAAAAATAGCAAAACCCATAATGGTTCTATCTCCAGGAGTTCTTAAAGCGGGAGGTGTTGCAAAAATGGGTGTATCATCTCTATTGAGTTGTCTAAATGCCCACCAACCCATTATAATAAGTGCAACTTTTTGCATCAAATCGCCCTTTGGGTCATATTTAATGGAATCAATCATTAAACTAGCTAAAGCTTGATTTGCTTCATTTAATCCATAATTTATTAAACTTGCAATTGATTTTTTCTTAAATTTGAATGTTCTTCGTTTTTTCTGGCCCCCGAATATATTTTTTTCTCCAAATACGTTGCTTGTTTTTGTTTCTACAAAGTTTGTAGATTTAAAACCCGCCTGCTCAACATGTAAAAATCCAGGAAAAGCACACCAGCCTGATACAATAACATATTCATATTCTGATAAAAAAGTTTCAACCCATTCTGCAGTTTCTAAATAATTTAATACATGTTCTGCTCCGGAATCTCTTTTTGTATTTTCTTTTTCGGCCGACCCCTCCGCTATTTCTTTAGCTTGTTTTTTTAATAATTTAACCCCTATTTTAAAATCAAGAGCCACTTTACCACTCCGTCTATCGTATGTTATTGCTCTTTTCCTTTTTATAAAATTTTGATAACTTTTAAAAGCTTTTGTTGCTTTATTTAACGTATCTCCTTCAATTCCAAATAATTGACTTGGATTGTCTTTTGTCAAAAAAGTTCTCATATTAAAATAAAACTGTCCCCAACTACCAGAGGCCTCTATTTGTTTTTTCTTTTTATCAGCTGCGTCTGCCATTGCTTTTTTTCTAGTAGCTTTGGTTTCTTTTTGAGCTTCGGTTTTTTTAAATTCTTTCTTTTTGGCGTCGTTTTGCGCTTTCTCTTGTTTTCGAGTTAATGTTTGTTGTTCCGCTCCATGACGACTTGTTATAGGAATGTAGACCATTTGAATTAACTTTTACTTAAGAAATTTCTTGCAGATAAAATAACATCTAATTTTCCTTGTAATTCTTTAAATCCTGGCGTATTAACCGGCCCAATAGCAGAGGGGCCTGCAGGTGTATAAAATACTTGATTTGTAATTAAATCTATTAATGAAGTTAATACATCAACCAATTCTCCACCTAATACCATTTGTTGAACATCCGCACCTGCATCACCTACACCACTATCACTTCCCAAATATACTTGGCCACTACCCTCCGTATTTAGATATATTTTAGTTCCGGTATGTAAAGTAATGTCTCCATCCGAATGCTGATATACCGCACTTGCAGCATCTATTGAACAAACACCATCCGTTATTATTCCGGTATTTCCTTTACCAAATATAATAAATTCACTTGCTTTTGCTGATAAAATAATTCTATCGGAATTGACAATTAATTGGTCACCTGTTAAATTGCCAGATGATGGGTATCCTGAAAATGCTGTTTTTGATTTAGATATCGTTTCTTTAAATGGAACTTTTATTTTTCCAGATGTTAAATAAATAGATGTCCCATCTTTATTAATATCTTCATCAATTAATTCACCTAATTTTTTACTATTTAAACTTGGGTTTTGTTTATTACGAATGAATATACCAGGCGAAGAAGTTTTACCATCTTCAGTTAAAAAAAATTCTGAAAATCGAATAGTATTACCAACTCTACCTGTTATAAATGTATCACCGTTTCTAGGTTGTAAGAAATGTATTTTTTCATTTACTTTATATTCTCTTTTATTTTTTTGCTTACCAGCATCCGATTTTTCAGGTATACCTGTTGCGGCCGACTCTTTATAATTTTTGTTTGATTGTGAAGAACCCACATACTCTACTGCTTGACTTGCTATTGTAGTTTTTAAATCTTCTCTATAATTGGGATATTGTGTATTAGAAAATGGTAACCAAAAGTGTTGTTTACCTATATCTAAAATTAGAACAGTTTCTCCTACTATTGGATATGTCATATTGTTTTTATCAAACGGAATAGCATAATCTTCTAAATAAATTGAATGTTCTCTTTGAAATTGAATGGCACCTAAAAATCTAACATCAGGGTCTTTGTCTTTATATTTATTTTCATTATAAATTACACTTGCAGTAATATTATATTCAAGTTTATCATCTTTTATTTCTTGAATTTTTGTATACACTTTTCTAACATTAGCTAGAAATATATTCATATCATTACCACTATCACCGGTGAATTCGGAGTTTGTAGTTATATTATCGTACATTTATAATTTAGTTTTAATTTCTTCAATTTCAATTTCCAAATCAACCATTCGTTCTTTGGACTTTTCTTCAACTGCATTAATGGTATCTTCCATATCTGCAAGTAATTGGGCCTTTTCGTTTTCACTTAACCAACCATCTTCTCCAATGCCTTTAGCTTCTGCAGCTGCCAATCTTTGTCCTATTGTTGCAAGTTTAATTAAATGGTCATCGTTTTTAACTGATACCTCAATCAAATCTTTTATGATAGGCGCAATCACAGTGGCTTCTCCTACATTTTTAATTAATTTACGAAGGGATTCAATCAATTCGGAAATATTTTTCTTTTTGTTTTGTTGATTTTCGTATA